GGAAGCAATGGATGTGGTCTACGCGGTGGATACCGCACAGATCCCAACAGTGGAGTGCGGCGTGGTGCTGGTCCGCAAGGGCGAGCACTGGCCGGCCGGCGACCCGGTGGTGAAGGCGGCGCCGGGCCTGTTCTCGACGGACCCCCGGTACGGGATGCGGTACAGCACCGAACCGGCCGGGTACGACGACCCTGCGGTGGAGCAGGCGACGGCTGGGCCGGGCGAGAAGCGGAACGTGCGCCGTGGCTGAGCCGGTTGAGACGCTGCTGGCGGGTGGCATGAGTGTGGAGACCGCCGTCGCGCTGGTGAACAGTAAGCCGATCGGCAAGCCGAAGCACGATGCCGCAGTCCTGGCGTACGTGTGCAGTAACGAGGTGTCGTACTCGTGGCACAACAGCATGGTGCAGCTCATCGGCTTCGATGCGCAGTTGCATCAGCGTCTTGCCGATGGGCGGGGCGGCTACCACGGCATGCGCCATGGCACGGGCGGGCTTATCGAGGCCCGCAATCAGGCCGCCTACGACTTTCTGCACGACTTCCCCGAGGCCCAGTGGCTGTTCTGGCTGGACACGGACATGGGGTTCCCGCCGGAGACGCTTGAGCTGCTGCTGGAGGCCGCGGACCCGGTGGAGCGGCCGATCGTCGGGGCGCTGTGCTTCTCGCAGCAGGAGATCGAATCGGATGGGATGGGTGGCCGGCGCACGCAGCCGACCCCGGTCATCTACGACTGGATCACCGTCGATGGCCAGTCCGGGTACGCGGTGCGCTGGGACTACCCGCGCGACACCGTGACCCAGGCCCACGCCACCGGCTCGGCCTGCATCGTGATCCACCGCAGTGTTCTGGAACGGATCCAGGAGGAGTTCGGCCCGGTCTGGTATGACCGGATCCCGAACCCGTCGACCGCGCAACTGTTCTCCGAGGACCTGTCGTTCTGTGTCCGGGCCGGCGCGCTGGGCATTCCGGTGTTCGTCGACACCCGCGTGAAGACGACGCACCTCAAGAACGTGTGGGTGTCGGAGGAGTTGTACACCCGGGAGCGGGTCGCCCTGGCTCTGCTGGAGCGGCGGCCTGAGGTCTCGGGTGGCATGAAGCGGGTTGCGATGACCCGCGAGCAGGCCTGGACGTTCGACCTCCTGCCCGAGGCCCTCGTGGAGCTGGGTATCGAGCCCCGGTCGGTGCTGCATGTCGGCGCGCACCGCGGCGAGGAGGTGCCGGTGTACCAGAAGTGCGGCTTCGAGCGGATCACGCTGGTGGAGCCGGACCCGGAGAATGCCGCGTTCCTGCGGGATGAGTTCCCCGGGGTTGGCGTGGTGGAGTGCGCAGTGGGTCAACAGGCCAGCGTGGCGACCCTGCACCGTGCTGGGGTGTTCAGTGGCCTGTCGGCGGACGCGAACCATCCGGCTACCGGCGAGGTGTCGGTGGCGGTTGAGCCGCTGAGCGTGATCCAGGCTGAGTATCCGGCGAATGTGCTGGTGGTGGACACGCAGGGCACCGAGTTGGAGGCTCTGGCCAGCGGGGACCTGTCCGGGGTGGACCTGGTGATCGTGGAGACGCAGGAGCTGCGCCGCGGCATGTACGCGGCGTTCTGGCCGGACGCGGTGGAGGCCCTGGGCAAGGTGGGCTTCGTGCCGGCGATTCGTTGGGAGCATGAGCGGCACTTCGCTGACACGCTGTTCGTCCGGGCGCCAGCTAGTGCCGGCTGATCTGGTCGTTATCGTCCCGTCGCGTGGGCGGCCGGGTAATGCCCGGCTGCTCGCGCAGGCGTTCGCCAGCTTGTGTACTGCCGGGACGCGGCTGGTGTTCGCGGTCGATGAGGACGATCCGGCGTTGCCGGAGTACTCCGACCTGCCGCGCGCCTTCCCGGGTACGGAAGCCCTGGTGAGTGGGCCGTGGCAGCCGATGGTGGCCAAGCTCAACACGGCGGCGGCGTGGGCGGCCAAGCAGGCGTTCGCAGTGGCATTCATGGGCGATGACCACCGGCCCCGCACCCCCAGCTGGGACACGGCGATGCTGGCCAGCCTGCGGGACCTGGGTACGGGCGTCGTGTACGGCGATGACCTGTTGCAGGGTGAGCGGCTGTGCACCTCGTGGGCGATGACATCGGACATTGTCAGGGCCCTGGGCCGGATGGTGCCGGCGCCGGTCGAGCACATGTACTGCGACAACTCGGTGATGGACGTAGCGAAGCTGGCCGGGTGCCTGCAATACCTGCCGGACGTGGTGATCGAGCACGTGCACCCCCTTGCCGGCAAGGCGGAGTGGGACGACGGCTACCGGCAGGTCAACCGGCGTGAGCAGTACAGGGCTGACGAGTTGGCCTACCGCCGGTGGCTGATGGATGGCCGGGCTGCTGACGTGGCTGCGGTCGGGGCGTTGAGAACTATCCGAGGGTGAGGGGGCGGCCGTGTCGGTGATGTATGCGACTGTCGCCGAACTGGGCTCCTACCTGCAGAAGGACCTGAGCGCGTCGTCGGCGACAGCATCGGCGACTTTGGACTTGCAGGTCGTGTCGCAGATGTTCTCAGTCCGGGCGAACACGATGTTCAACTCGACCACGGTCACCTATCAGGTGGTCGGTCTGGGGTACCGGCAGTTGCAGTTGCCGTTTCGGCCGGTCACGGCGGTGTCGGCGGTGCGGATCGTGTCGTCGGCCACCGGGACGCAGACGATCACGGACTACTCCCGGATCAAGACGGTCCTGTACCGGCTGATCGGGTTCGGTGTGCCGGGCGTGTTCCCGCCGGACATGGTCGAGGTTGACCTGACCCACGGCTACGCCACGGTGCCGGACGACGTGAAGGGCGCGGTGTTGGAGTCGGCGGCCGCCGCCTACCAGGGCCCGGACATCACGGTCGCGTCAGAGGCGATCGACGACTATTCGATCAAGATGGCCGCGAACACGGGCGGGGTGTCGCTGAGCCCGGCGGCGGAGAAGCTCGCGGACCTGTACCGCGGCCAGTTCGGGGCGTGACATGTCAGCCGACAGGGTCCTGGCCCGCGCCCAGGCCGCCGCGCTGGCGCTGATGGTCGACACCTGCACGGTGAAGCGGCTGGCCAGCACGTCGACGGACCCGGAGACGGGTGTGATCACCCCGACGTACACGACGGTGTACAGCGGCGTGTGCAGGGTGCAGCAGCGGGTGCCGCGGGCGACGCCGCAGACGGTTGGTGAGGCTGAGGTGTTCGTGGCCCGGCTGGAGTTGCACGTGCCGGTGACGGTGACGGGGGTGGCCTCGGACGACCTGGTGAACATCACCGCGTCGGCGCATGACCCGGATCTGCTGGGCCGGTCGTGGCATGTCCGCGAGTTGGCGCACAAGTCGTTCCAGTCGGCCCGGCGTTTCAGCATGATCGAAATCACGAGCTAGGGCGGTGACCTCGTGACGGATGTCCGGGTGTCCGGCCTGTCGGAGCTGACCGCTGACCTGCGGAAGGCCGCTGACACGGTCGTTGAGCAGGCGAAGAAGGTTGTCGGGGCCGGCTGCAACAACATCAAGAAGGATGCGAAGAAGCGGGTCACCGGGTACGCGCACCTGCCGCACTATCCGCGCAGCATCAGCTACGACGTGACCGCCGCCGGGCTAACGGTGACCGGGGTGGTGGGCCCGAATCGCGCGAAGTTGCAAGGTGGCCTGGGCCGGGTGATTGAGCTGGGCACGGTCAATAACGCTCCGATCCCGCACCTCGCCCCCGCGCTTGAGCTTGAGCTTCCGGCAACTGAGCGGTACCTGGCGGAGCTGGGCTATGACCTGCTGACGGGGCGGCCGACACCTGACGGTCCGGTAGTGGACCCGGGATGACCGACGGTCTCGACCAGGCCCTTGTCAACGCGGGTCTGACCCTGCTCCGCGCCGATACGGGGCTGACCGTCTACGACGGGGTGGTTCCGTCGCCGACACCAGCGCCGCCGTACGTGGTGGTCTACACGAGCATTGACCGGCCCGCCGATACGCCTTCCGGTGCCCTGGCTCTGGCTGGCCTGTCGAATCACTGGACCGTCTCCTGGTTCTGCCACTGCGTCGGCGGTGACGCCATGGCGGCGCGAGCGGTCGCGCAGCGGGTGCGTACGCAACTGCTGGATGTGCGGCCGACGGTGTCGGGGTTGACGTGTGGGCTGATTCGTCAGTCGCAGTCGGTGCCCCCTACGCGGGATGAGACGACCGGCGTGCTGGTCATGGACGCGCTGCGCGTCTTCGAACTCTTCGCTTCGGCCTGAGGCGATCTCACCATCATCTACCTGGGAGGACGCTGGCATGGCCGCGCTCACCGCTACCCGAGGCACCCCGACCGGGGCGACAGCCACCCCTGGTGCGGTGGCTGCCTCCGACACCATCTCGTCCAGTCAACTCGGCCAGTACGGTGCCGATCTGATCATCTTCAACGGCGGCGCATCACCTGACACGGTGGCGATCTCCGACGCGGGGAAGACCCCGGCCGGGAATGCCGGCAGCACGTCGGGCGGGTCGGTGACGAACGGCACGAACAAGACGTTCCACATCTCCCGGCAGGCCGTGGATCCGACGACCGGCCTGGTCACGGTGACGCACACCTACACGACCACGGTCACCTACCTGCTGATTCCGCTCGGGTGAGCGCCGTGGACTGGGTGTGGCTGGAGAACCCGGAGACGGGTGGCCGCCAGCAGTTCCACGCCGGTGCGGCCCCGACATGGCAGTTGCTCGGCTGGCGGCCCTGTGAGGCCCCCGAGGTTGTGGACCCGGCCGTCGAGGAGCGGGACCGTATCGCCGCCGAGCAGGCACCCAAGACCCCCAGCAGCCGCAAGACCGCGAACAAGGAGTAGGACATGGCTGACATTTTCAGCGATGGGATGACGCGCGTCGCGTACGTGGCTGCCATCTCCAACCAGGCCGCCCCGACGGTTACCGAGCTGAATCTCGGGATTCTGTTGCAGTCGCTGA